GATAAATCTGTTATTGGATCTATGTATTCTGCCGAATTGATATTCTTTGATAGGATTGGTGACTATGCAACAACAAAGACAGTACAAAGTATTATTAGTAGGGGAAACATGCACGGATGAATATCTCTATGGTGATGTAGAGAGAATTAGTCCAGAAGCACCTGTACCAATTTTAAAGTATCACACTACTGAGAAGACTCTGGGAATGTCTGCAAATGTAAAGGCAAACCTGGAATCTTTTGGCATATTTGTAAATCATATTACAAATAAAAAATCTATACTTAAGACTAGGATTGTTGATAAGTCTAGTAATCAACAACTTCTTAGGATAGATGATGAGGGAACAATAGATCCTTTGCGGGTATCTGAAGTTAAAGCAGCGTTCTTACACATGCAGTATGATGCTGTAGTCATATCAGATTACAATAAGGGATACCTTACTGATAATGATCTTGAAGTCTTCTGTCAAAACTTCCCTGGACCAGTTTTTATTGACACTAAAAAAACTAGTTTGTTTAGTTGTCCTAATGTATTTTTTAAAATCAATCAAAAGGAATTTGATAGGTTATTAAAAAAACCAAATAAGGAAAATCTTATCGTTACTATGGGAGAACGTGGTGCCTCATATAATGATTATATCTATCCGTCTCAGAAGGTTAATGTTTTTGATGTAGTTGGTGCTGGAGATACATTTTTGGCAGGGTTAGTTTATGCATATCTAGCAACAGGAGATATTACTAAAGCAATACCAGTCGCAAATAAAGCATCTGCTATTGCTGTTCAACATTATGGATGTTATACTCTAACTAAAGAAGAGGCAATGGGACTATGAGAGCAATTATGGATGGTAAAAAAACTTACTGTATAGACATTGATGGAGTCATTGCTCAAATGAATGGTGTCTGCAAAACATGTAAGTATGAATCTTCCACTCCGATGAGAGAGAACATTGAGAAGATTAACAAGTTGTATGATGAGGGTCATTATATTAAATACTTTACTGCAAGAGGCATGGGAACATACAACGATGATGCTAATTTGGCTGACGCTCGTTGGAGAGAACTTACAGAACTTCAATTACGTATCTGGAATTGTAAGTATCATGAACTCATCATGGGCAAACCATCTGCCGACTACTACATAGATGATAAGGCAGTGAATTCTAATGACTTCTTCAATTGAATATGTTCCCAAGGGTTGGGGATATGAAAAGTGGATTGTCAATAATGAGATGTATTGTGGCAAACTTCTCTTTTTTAAGAAGGGAAAGAGATGTTCCTGGCATTATCACAAACTAAAAGATGAGACATTCTACTTACAGAGTGGTCTCATCTCTTTGTATCATAGTTTTGATGAAGATCTTTCTGTGGCAGAGATTACTATACTGACACCAGGAAGTAAGTTTCATATTCCAGTAGGTTTAAAGCATCAAATGGTTGCGTTGGAAGATTCTGAATTGTTTGAGTTCTCTACACAACACTTTGATTCTGATAGTTATAGGGTATTAAAAGGTGATTGAACGCATAGATGAATTGGTGATAGAATTCCCCAAGTTGATACCAGACGAGTGGTGTGACTTGATCGTAGAGTGGTTTGATATCAATATACATCTTCAACAACCTGGAAGAATTGTTAACAATAATGATGACAAGACAGTTTTTGAAGAATTCAAATTAGCAACTCAATCCATAGTTCCATTTGAAACTCCTATGTTTGAGTTAATGACAAAGATATGGCATATGTCCTATGATAGTTACTTGAATATTGTTGAGCGTGCTCCAATTGAAGATGTATATTTTAGAGATTATTCTGTACGGGTTTATGAAAAAAATATTGGATTCTTTAAACCACATGTAGATCAACATGCTGGAGGAACAGTAACTAGATTGTTTGCGATTATTTTATATCTGAATGATGTAAAAGAGGGTGGGGAAACTGAGTTTGGTAATTTAAATATAAAAGTAAAACCAGAGAAGGGAAAGGTTTTGATGTTCCCATGTAACTTTTTATATCCCCATCATGCAAACGTTCCCATCTCTGATCCAAAATATATTGCTACTGCGTTTATAAACTTTAAGAATATAGATGATCTTCAACAGTCTTAAATTTATAATTGCCAACCCACTTCATGTCTGCACATGTGTAGGTCTGGTATTTGCCTTTTAAATGATCTGGGAAGGGGATGGTATTAATCTTACCACCCTCTTTTTTTGCAACTAATTCTGCAACGTGTTGGAATGACACTGGAGATCCAGTGCCGATGTCATAGATACCACTACCCGCATTATTGTTCAGAACAATATCCACTACATCATCAACACACACAAAATCTCTAAGGAATCTATCGGAACCCTCAAACAAGTTAAGTTCTCCAGTCTCCCTAATCTCTTTTGTAAATTTACTTACAGGACTTGCTTGATTGCCTTTATGATCTTCTCCATCTCCATATACATTGAAGTATCTAAATCCTTGAATGAGTGGGAATTTATCAAGGTTATCTAGTACAGTATAATCAATTTGCAATTTTGATATTGCATATTGATTTAAAGGATTCATTGTAGATTTCTTTTGATGAATACTTTGATTGCCATATACTGATGCTGAAGATGCATACTTTACAGGGATCTGATACTCAATTGCTTTGTCAAGAAGAGCACATGTATATCCAGTGTTAAAATGCCACAACTTCCAGAGATCTTTTTCGGTTGTTGATGAGATGGCACCTTGATGTAAGATAAGACTTACCTCTTTCCAACCATCAAAGTCTCTAAAAAGTCTCCATGCATCTTCTTGATCGACTAACATTACCTCATCGGTAAGTTTGTTTGCGAAGTGTTTGCCAATGAAACCAGATGAACCTGTCAGAATTATCATATCTTTTTGTTTAATATTATATCAAATAAATAATATTACTGCAATAATTTCAGGATATAAGCAATGTCTTTTGGATCCTTAGCAAGCAAACAACCAGGAGCAATTAATACGAACGAAGTATTGTATACTGCACCTGCTGGTAAATTGGTAGAAGGGAAGGTATATATTGTTAACCAAAATTCATCACCAATAAAGTTCAGAGTTGGACTTTCTACTGGTGGAGTCGGTGATTATAATCCTGCCTCTGGTTATATTATTTTTAATCAAGAACTTGCAGTTGGAGAATACTTCCAGAGTGATAATATTTATTTTGCGAATGGGCAGAGTGTAGTTATCAGATCAGATTCTACTGCGGTCAATTTTAATCTTCTTGGATTTGAATCTGATGATAATTTGGGATCTGGATTTGTTGCTGAGAAGGTCTCTGCTGGTTCTAATGGTAATGAGTTAATGTTCACTGCTTCTGGTGAAGACTTTACTGGTAATTTATATGTATGTAATAGATCTTCTTTTGATACCAGAGTCAGAGTTGGTTTAGGAACCACTGATAGAGATTATATTGAGTATAATTATACTGTAGAAAGAGAGACGACTCACTTTAGAGAAGGTCTGAGAATAGGATCTGGTGAGATGGTCTATGTTAGGTCTGATGATCCAGGAACAAACTTTGTTCTTACTGGATATTATGGTGCTTCTGTATCTAACGTCTTCCCAAATAACGTTGGTGTTGGATCTACTCTTCAGGCAACAGATGTATATGCTGTAGAATCTGTCGCTATTGGCATTTCTGATCCAGCAAATAATGCATTGAAGGTTATCGGATCTTCTGAATTAACTGACGTTAGAGTAACTGATAGTCTCTCTGTAGATGTTGATGTTAATGTATCTGGTATAATCACCGCTGCTGGAGGATTTGCTAGTGGTGCTGGCAATCCAGTAGAAATTACACTTTCTGGTTCTGATTTAACATTTACTGTTCAAGGAGTTGGAACAACAACCTTGACATTGTTCTAAGTATATTTTATAATTTTTAAAAATACAATTTTTATCATGACTTTCATTGTATACTCTAAAGATAATTGTCCTTACTGCTCTAAAGTGGAGAGACTTCTCAGCATGTCTGAGCAAGAATATGTGATCTATAAATTAGATCGTGATTATGATAGGGAAGAGTTTTACAATAAGTTTGGCGTTGGATCAACCTTTCCTAAAGTAATGATTGGTGAAGAAGTTATTGGTGGTGCAGTTGATACTGTTAGATATCTTCAAGTAAATAATTTAGTTTAGGCAAGATCAAATAAGAAGTCATTGATATACTTGTGAGCAAATTCTCTTGTATAGTGTGACTTTATAATACCATAAGCAGGATCTGTATATGATAGATGATAATCATATGCCTTCTGATAAATGTGGGCAGGTTCCTGCTCACATTTTCTTGTACATTCTTGATACCTTGATAAGTATAGTTCTATCTTGTTTAGATACTCTTGGTAAAAATCCTCACTGTCAGTCTTTAACCAAAGTTTTTTTGAGAAGTACTTATCCAGATCATATATTTTTGATTGGTTTTTAATCCTATCTGGTTGATCTCCCAGGTATTTTAAGACAAATTTTTCCTGATACTCATCATCAGATTTTAGAGGATGGAAGTCTACTGTACCAAAATATTTTTTGCCACCACAATTTACATACTCAGTTCCAAAGATGGGATTGGAACATTCTAGATTCGGATATATAACTAAAGATTCGGCAATAAATTTGCCTTTAATATTTAATTCACATAACCTAATTCTTCTGAGAGAATCTGTTTTCCAAACGTAAGATTTTATACTAGAATTATTATCTACGATCTCTGGTTCTAACCACCCTGGAAGACTGAGAGAAGTAAGATTTGGGTACAGTTTAAATAGAATATTCTTTACTTCCATTACAAATCAACCATATACCATATTTATTATGAGAATTCTAGCAGCATTTGGTGGTCATGATGCGTCTGCAACAATCGTAAACGATGGGAAGATAGAGTATTACTTTAAGGAGGAGAGATACAATAGAAAAAAACACTCTCTAGGACTTGATAATATTTTTAAAGTTCTTTTTGAAAAGAACTTATTGGAAGGTATAGATTTTGCCGCACTTGTAAGTCTTGATCCTCAAGATGTTATGGATCAAAGGCGTTTGATTTTGAGAACATACAATCCAAATATTAAATTCGTATCAACTGATCGTCAGCACCATCTATTTCATGCATCAAATGCTTTTTATAATAGTGGATTTGATAAAGCACTAACGATTGCAATTGATTCTTCTGGTGCATATTTGGATGACTATACATTTGAATCTGAATCGGTTTACATTGCAGAGTATCCCAATAAATTTACTCCAGTTCTTAAAAAGTATTGGACTACTCGACATAGAAATATAATAAAAGAAAGGAATAATTGTAAGTATATTTGCAATAGTATTAACGATATCATTAACATTGGTAATCTATATAACTCTGCTGCTCTATGCATTGGGCAAACTGTTGATGATTGTGGGAAGGCAATGGGATTATCCTCTTATGGTAGTTCCATACCATGGATGGATCTAAGTGGTACTAATGCAAAGCACCATATGACAAAATATTTTGAGAAATATCCAGACATTTTATCGGCACTTAGTTCAAATGAAAAAATAAAAACTTTTATTTTGGAGATTACAGATCAAAATTATAAGTTTTTTGCTGACTACTGCTATGAAGTGCAGAGGCATTGTCAGGATAAAGTAATTGAAATTGTTAATGATTGTGTGGAAGAGACTGGAGTAAAAAAAGTTTGTCTTAGTGGTGGGTATGCTATGAATATCATCACTAACTATGAGTTGGTCAAAAGATTTCCCGACGTTCAATTCTATTTTGAACCAGTATGTGATGATAGTGGTATATCAACTGGTGCTGCTATGAATATCTACAGGAATGTTACCAAGGATAAAAAAATATACCCTATTCAAACTACTTCTTATCATGGAGTTCTTCATGATGTATCACAGTATACTGGTGAAACGGTCAACGTAAAAGACATCGCTAGTATTTTGTACCAGAATAAGTCTGTAGGCGTCTTCTACGGGCACGCAGAGGCGGGACAGCGGGCATTAGGTAATAGATCTATTCTCTTTAATGCATTGAATAGTAATGCTAGAGAAATCGTTAATCAAATAAAAAAGAGGGAGTGGTATAGACCATTTGCCGCCATGGTTTTAGAAGAGGATGCCCACCTTTATTTTGATGATGTTGTTCCAAGTCCATACATGACTGTTTGTTTTCCCGTAAAGTCTGATATAATACCTGGAGTGACTCATGTTGATGGGACCTGTAGGGTTCAAACAGTATCTTCTGGGCACATGTATGATGTACTTCAAGAGTTTAAAAAATTGTCGGGTCATGGCATTCTATTGAACACTAGTTTTAATCTTGCTGGTCATCCCCTTGTCGAAACTCCTGATGAGGCATTTAATACTTTAAATTCATCCTCACTAGATTACCTTTGGTTTTACGAAACCAAACAGTTGTTTAAATCCACTTTTTGATATATAATTTACAAATGGTGTCTACACTAATGGATCCAGAGTTTTCAACTCTATACTACGATGTAGAGAGAGCGATTGACTACGCCTTTGAAGGTAAGTTTATCCTTGATCTATATCAGTACCTTAAAGTAAATAATGCAAAGCGCCGTCAGGCGGAAGAATTTATCTCAAGTGCTACTGCTAATGAGATAAGTGAACTTGTTTCTGAACTTGAAGGATATCTTGAAGGTGGTCAGGATTCAAATCATAAGCAACTACGTGAAGCATACGGACACATTTCAAAACCACAAGCAAGGAAAATAAAAGAATATCTTCATGGTATTCTTCAAGACGCCTGGAGATATAGTCATGACAAACGACCAGGAAGACGCAAGAAGTCAACTAAATAGATCAGAAGAGTCTCCAGAAATTAATCGGGGATTTGAGTTAATGTTGCGACACCGCAGCAGGAGGGAGAAGACCAAACCAAGAACATTTGGTATAATGTTTGGAAAGGTTATCTCTCTCCTCAAACGAGAGATACACTTTCATTTTGAGTTAAAATTAGATATTATCAAAAAGAGATAGTCTCGGGAGCAGTCCAATGTTAGCAATTACTCTTACCTTCTCCGCACTGTTTTCTATCATGTTTTTAATGGTAGGCGGGGTAATTGGATGGATGGCAAAGCAACACCTCTATGAATCAGTCGCTGTTGCATACACACATCCCGAAATGTTCGATGAAAATGGGAATGTTATTCCTGATGAAATTTTAGCCGTGAGGTTTGAAAACAATTATGACGACTACGAAGACGAAGAAGACGAATAAACCTCTTCCAGAACTCCAACCAAATCCATTTCAGTTTGAAATTCTTGAGTTGGTAAATGCTCAAAGAACCGTAGCAAAAAAAGCAGAGGTCCTTCAAAAATACAGGAACGAAGGACTTACTGCTATTTTAATTTGGAACTTTGATGATACCGCTCTCTCAGCTCTTCCTGAGGGAGACGTTCCCTATTCGAGGGTAGAAGAGCAGTCTGCTACAAATGAATCCCTCTCTTCCAGTCTTGAGAAGTTGAATAAAGTTCAGGGTCTTTCTAAGATGGATGAAGTTGTTCGTAAAAGAGCAACATCAATTCGTAAAGAGTGGCAAAACTTTTACAACTATCTTCAGGGAGGCAATCCTGGTTTGACCAATCTCCGTAGGGAGACTATGTTTATTCAGATGTTGGAAGGTCTGCATCCCAAAGAAGCAGAGATTATGATTCTTGTAAAAGACAAGAGACTTCAGGAAAAATATAAGATTACTCAATCTGCAGTTGCTGAAGCTTATCCAGATATCCAGTGGGGAGGAAGAAGTTGAGTTGTAAGATACTTATTTTACATAAAGACTGTCATCCAGATTTAGCACAAGATAGGACTCTTCCATACACTGCGTATCTTGTAGAGTATATTAGTGAAGAGTCTACTCACTGGGATATTGTTGTCACTGGTAAACAATTAGATATATTTGATTATTATTGGGACACATATCGAGAAGGTCTGATCGGATGGAAACAAACTGAAGGAAGAGTTAATCCTAAGCTTTGGAATAATCCAGCAAACAAGAAAAAAAAGTAGAGGATATTATGAGTAATGGTTTTGGTGGAGGAACTACTGACGGTAAAGCAAAAGTTTACGTTCAGAAGGAAGAAGTAGAAAAATTAATCAAAGAATATAAGAAGATTAAAAAATACATGAAGTCCCCCATTTTTGCTGTTAAAAATTTAGATGGAACTGAACAGGTAGTCAAAGAACTGCTAGACAAATATGGTGATGAGAACATCTGATTATTATAATTTTGATTGGAGTTCCTATAAGTCTTTGGTTGATAGTGCAGTTTCCAAAAAATACTTTTTAGATTATAATGTTATAGATCAAGTTGAATTTGAGTATGATGCATTCTATGTGTCTGAAAGATATAAGTTATTGTATCTTCCAATATCTAAAAATGCATCTACCTCATTAAAAAATTCATTAGATTTTGAACCTATATATCAAGTGCCAAAAATAGGCAACCAGTTTGATTTAGAGATACCAGAAGAATATAAACGAGATTATAAAATCTTTGTTCTGATACGACACCCTAAAGACAGATGGATATCTGGATTTAATGAGTTTTTATCTGAGTATAGTTTTTATTTAAAAGATTCCAATTCAAAGGAAGTTATCTTAGAATTAAAGAATAAAAAGTTTATATTTGATGGACATACATTACCACAATTCAGTTTTATAGATTATTGTTTTTCTCCATCAACAATAGATTTTAAACTGAATCTTATAAACCTGGATGGAGATATTGATGCAAAGATATCTGATTTGTGTCAAGAACCTGTTAAATTAAATTATAAAAATAGTATGAGCAGAGATCAATTAAAGATTGATAATTATGAATTGTGCTATAAAATTTTTAATGATTACTGCTTAAAGCAAAAAAAGTTTCTTGATCTTTATAAACAAGACTACGTTCTTTACGGAAATTCTACCTAAAATTTGCTTCGGAAAAATGAAATGGGCAAGCATTATCTTTTAAATCTTTATGGTTGCTCATTTGAGCACTTAAATTGTGAATTATTTCTCATTGGATTGCTTGAAGCAGCAGCAATTGCAAGTGGCGCTACAGTACTTCAAACAATCTCAAAAAAGTTTGATCCACAAGGAGTAACTGCAATTTGTCTTCTCTCAGAAAGTCATATTAGCATTCATACTTGGCCAGAGAAAGGGGAAGCGGCAGTAGATGTCTTTACTTGTGGTCAATGTGATCCAAAAATTGGATGTGATATTATAATCGAGCAATTAAAAGCAGATAATAATACTCTTAGTTATATCGAACGATGATACACAAATTTTTTGACTTTATAAACGTTCCACTTGTTGCTTCTATTTTAGGAGCATTACTTTTGTTTCCTTTTGCTTATTTTATTTACGATTCTAAGAAAAATCCTGAAAAATACAAAGAGCATTGACAAACAAAGTAATACCTACTATACTTTCTAGTATGAATACCTTTAATTATGGCAACCTATAAACCATACTCTCCTGAGTGGCATAGATACCGCTATCTTAAAGAAGCGGTAGATAAATATCTAGACGACTACGTTGATCCCAGTATTGTTTTGGGAGACATCCGAGATATTTTAAACGCTCGTTCAGAAGCGGCGTATGAAGAGTTTACCAGGATCAACAAATTAGAACACTACCTGTCGGAAGAATAACATGCTTTCAACTCAATACAGACTACGATTGGAATTTATTTGTAAGTGTATTGCTAATGGAGAGGAGGTTAAACTAGAAGATATGATCTGGGCAGAGAAGTTGGGTAAAGCAAATACTTCTGCCAGAGAGATGCTTAAAAGGGCAAGAGGACGTGCTGCTAATCCTGACATGGTAGAAGGTAGTATGGATGACTTCATGAACAAGATGGGTTTGGGTGACCCAGACCCATCAAATCATCGCACTGGTTTTGGTAGTGCCGATGAGATTGTAGATTGGTTCAATCAAGATAAACCAGATGATTGGAGGCAACGTGACTGATAAACTAACTGCAGTGATTTATAGTAATGGTAGTCAAGAGTGTGAGCGTATGAGTATGCTCCTTAAGTCTCTTGGTGGAGAGTTCCACGAATACCTAGTGGATTGTGACTTTAGTGACAGGCAGTTCCGAATGGAATTTGGTCAGGAAGCAACCTATCCCCAATGTGCTATTGGAAACAAGCATGTTGGTAGTATGAAAGAAACTCTTCAATACATGAGTGAGAATGGAATGTTTGTGTAGTGCAAATTGATACTATTATTGTTGATAATTTTTTAGATAATCCAGACAAAGTTAGGGAGTCTATACTGACAGTCTCATTTAATACCTCTGGAAAATTTCCTGGTCTTAGATCTGATAGTGCAGATGATGACTATCAGGTCATGGTAAAGGAAAAAATTCATACAATATTTGGTCGAAGATTTAAGTTTAGAACTGACAGAGACTGCTTTAAATTTCAGTTGTGTCTACATTCAGATACAACATGGATTCATAAAGATGATACTGACTGGGCAGGAGTTCTTTACTTAACCCCAAATGCCCCTGTCAATTCTGGAACAGGAATATTTGACAAAGAAGATAATCTTGTTACAATGATTGGCAATCTTTATAATAGGATCGTCTTTTACAGGGGAGATCTGTATCATAGAAGTATAATACCTGGATTTGGGAGCAGTCTTTATGACGGCAGACTAACCCAGGTATTTTTCTTTGATGAACAAGACTAAACTGTATCACGTTATACAAGACTGGTTGCCTATATATCTTAGTAGTGCTATAATGCACACACGTTCATCCCATTCGCTGTTTGCGAATAGCGAATGAGACGCAAGTAAGTCGCGGAACGGAGCGTTCATCCTATGCTTTCATTGGCACTGATCTTTTTTAGTCATGTCCCAGTGGAGAATTATCTTCGCTGTGAAGACTATGAATGGTTGAAGCAAGGATTGGAAGAGACAACTCTTTTCACTCCCTTTGAGAAGTCTGATATTCTCATCCATTGGATGAATCATACAGATCCTCATTGTTTTGATAGCAAGGACGCACACGACTGAAGGAACGGGAAGTAAAATTCTCATTTCTTTAGGAGTAATCCAATGAATCTTCTTAACCTTTACAGCAACAACACTTCTTATCGTGGCATCTCTTATGATCCTCACGCTAAGAAACAAACCGAAGTTAAAACTTTTACTGAAACCTATCGTGGTCACAAGTACGAAGTAACTAAGGAGGTTGTAAAATGAAGAAAGTAGTTGCATCCAACTGGCTCTCTGTCATCAAGGCAAAGCAAGTCAAGGAATCTAAACTACACGCCGCTCAACTTTGTGCCGCAGGTCACTGCCCAGCAAAGGTGAAGTAATGGAACATTACACATATCATCATGATGATATGGATAAAGATAGCAGACCACCTGCTTGCTATCAACTAACTTATAGGGGATGCAAGTACTGGTCTTGTTATCGGATACATTTAAGAGAATGGTTTGAGGATATGTTATCCGTAGAACCTATCTTTAACAGGAGGGGTTGATACCCTCCTTTTTTTATGAGTATATTTACGGATTTACGATTTGTTTGGGATCACATATAATATAAACATCTTCGGGGAAGACCAATGTAATAAAACCTTTACTTCGTTATGAATTTACTGTTGCATGGAGGTATTATGCACAACCTTGTTTCTTATAATCAGCTTGCAGAATGGAGACATTTTGAAAAGACTGTAGAAAAACATAATGAAGAATTAGATTTAATCAATGATTACTATAATTGTTTGATTGAGTGTGACGAAGATCAAGGAACATGTAAACGTATTTGTAGGAGATTACTGCAATAGTCTTTTAGGGGGTTGACTACCCCCCTTTTTTTGTGCTAAGATTGTTAGAGAGTATAAACAAGTATGGATAAAGAAAAATTAAAAATAATCATCCGTGATCTTGAAACTCTGCTGGACTCTTTAAAGGCAGAGGTATATTCTGATACTCAATCTTATTTGGAGTTTCCTGATTGGAAGACACAACCCATACAAGATTACGACGAAGTTTTTGAAGACGACGATGGTTACTGCGACTAATTGGTATCACCGATATTTAAATCTCCCATTCAAGTTATCTCCACTTGAACAATTTAAACAACAACCGAATACGGTTAAGCATTTTTACATTAATGACTATCCTTTTTATCCAGTCGAAGATTGGTTTAATGATTTGGGGTTAACATTAATGCTAAAAGAGGTCTTTTATACCCCACCATATTCTAAGATTCCTATTCACACTGATCATGGTATGTACACAATGCATACTAAGATAAACATTACTTGGGGACCAGAAGAAGGTGTGATACAATGGTGGAAGTCTGACAAAGTGGTCAGAAAACAAATGAATGGGTATGGTGATCTTACTGGTGAGAAGCACGACAATCTTTGGGCAGAAGAAGATGATTGTGAATTGCTATTCCAAGCAAATACCAACCGCCCCAGTCTTGTAAACGTGGGTATTCTTCATGGTACAAATAATCCAACTCCCCAAGGAAGGTGGACCTTATGTTTTGTTCCAGCAGATCATAGGGGTAAATTTATTCACTGGAACGATGCATTAGAAATTTTTAAATATTATTTGGAGAATTAAATGAGTCAACTTGCTAAACTTATTTCAGTAACCCCCGATGCTGAGCAGCACATCGCCTACTGTGCCCGTGTAAGCAACCCCAAGAACCAGGAGAATGATAACTTTGCTGGTCTCTTGAAGTATTGTATTAAGAATCGTCATTGGAGCATCTTTGAACATGCTTTTATGACTGTTGAATTGAATACTTCTCTTGCTGTGGCGACTCAAGTGCTTCGTCATAGGTCCTTCACATATCAGCAATTCTCGCAACGTTATGCTGATAGTAAGGAATTGCAATTAGAACTTCCTATTCCTGATCTTCGCAGTCAAGATCATAAAAACCGCCAAAACTCCATTGATGATATCAACCCCAGGGACAAGGCATACATGGAGGGAATGATCGAACTCCACTTTAAAGAAAGTTTAGATCTTTACAATAAACTTCTTGACTATGGAGTTGCAAAAGAGTGTGCTCGTTTTGTTCTTCCCCAAGCAACTCAAACCAGACTCTATATGAGTGGCAATATTCGTTCGTGGGTTCATTATATTGATCTTCGTACTGCAAATGGTACACAAAAAGAACATATGGAATTGGCAGAGTCTATTAAGTGTCTCTTCACTTGCCAGTTCCCAATTATTTCTGAAGCACTTGGTTGGACCCGAGAGGGTTGTGCTGAGTGTGAAGATGCCCCTTCTATCCTTATCGAGTAACATTATGGCAACTTATCCTGTAGTTAACACCAAAACTGGTGAACAAAAAGAAGTTACAATGAGTGTAAATGATTGGGATGATTGGAAGGATGCCAATCCCGATTGGATTCGTGACTGGAGTGATCCTTCTACCTGTCCAAACGCTGCAGAGGTTGGTGAATGGAAAGATAAACTCATCAAAAAGCATCCAGGTTGGAATGATGTCCTTGAAAAAGCATCCAAAGCACCTAAGTCTAAAGTCAAAAAGATTTAATTATGTTTATTCTTGGTGTTAATATCTCTCACCATCCTTCTATTGCTCTGCTTGAAGATGGTGAGTTAATTTATTACATGGAAGACGATAGGTACAATGGTAGGAAAGAAGAAGAGTGGTTGCCTAAAAGTATGATGCGGTGTCTTCTAGACATCCTAAAATATACTAGACATTTAGATCACATTACCTTCTCATCTTATGGCAAAGTAAATGGTCTTCATGTTTATGATTATTGTGATGATGACATCATAAAAGATGTAAAAACAAACTTAACTCAGTATGGAATAACCTTTGGAGACTCTCACTACTATTGGGAGCATCACTTATATCATGCATGTAGTGCGTTTTATTCTTCTGGGTTTGATGAAGCTGCTGCTTTAGTCTTGGATGGAGGTGGTCATTATTTCAATGACTACATTACTCTTAGAGAATCTGAATCAATGTATCAGTTCTCTGGGGGACAAATAGAGACAATCAAAAAGGTATATACTCCTCAAGGGGAATGCTTTAAACTAAAATCAAAACCAGTTATCGTTGATGATAAGTATGTATTATCAACAACTGCAAGTTGTGGTTGGATTTTTAATAGTATCATGCAGATCACTGGGATCATGAGTGCTGGTAAACTGATGGGCATCTCTCCTTATGGTGATGCCGATAAGGCATGTACTTCTGATTGGTTTATGTATGATGAAGAAACAGATACCTGGATTACGGACAACGAAACTATATTAAATAGTTACAGGCATTGCTATAACAATCCAACTTTAGATCCATCGGAGTATCACACTCCAGAATTTAATTTTGATGTAATAGCAAATTTATCAAAGAAGGCACAGGATGAGACTAGAAAACACACCATTCGTCTTATACAATCGCTGTTGGACAAGGTTGAGACGAACAATGTAGTGTTATCTGGTGGATATTTTTTAAACTGTGTCAACAACTATGAATATGCCAAAGCATTCCCGCAAATTAATTTTTACATTGACCCGACAGCACATGATGGCGGGACTGCTATTGGTGCCGCAAATTATTTGTGGTATCATGTTCTAAATAATGAACAAAAAACAACCCTTACTTCAAATTAACCCTTATGGCAAGAAAGAGAAGGTCCGATTTGCAACCAATCGGTGTCGGTATGACGGCAAAACAAATGAAAAGGAGAAAACCTATTAACTCCGAATTTTTACTTGATATTGAGCCGCTTACAGACAATCAAGCAAGACTCTTTGACTCATTTGATGCAGACAAAAACATAGTTGCGTATGGTGCAGCAGGTACAGGTAAGACCTTTATCACTCTTTATAATGCTTTAAAGGATGTTCTTGATGAGCATAGTCCTTATGAAAAGATTTATATTGTTAGGTCTCTCGTAGCTACTAGAGAAATTGGATTCCTCCCTGGAACTCATGAGGATAAAGCGGACATCTATCAAATTCCATATAAGAACATGGTCAAATACATGTTCCAGATGGCAACAGATGCTGACTTTGAAATGCTCTATGGTAATCTGAAGACTCAGGGGTCAATTAGTTTTTGGTCTACCTCTTTCCTTAGAGGAACAACTCTTGACAAAGCAATTATTATTGTAGATGAATTCCAAAACTTGAATTTTCATGAACTTGATAGTATAATTACAAGGTCTGGTGAGAATACTAAAATTTGTTTCTGCGGTGATGCAACTCAGTCCGACTTGCAAAAAACCAATGAGCGTAATGGTATCATCGACTTTATGAAAATTCTTAGAGTAATGCCATCGTTTGATATGATTGAGTTTGGTCTTGATGATATCGTCCGTTCGGGTCTCTGTAAGGAATATCTTATTGCAAAACATGAATTAGGATTTTGATGTTTACTCACATTGATTTGAATCTTCCCAACTTACAGAGGGAAACTATAGATGGTGTTCGTTATTATAAAGTTCCAGATGATGGAGAACTATTAAGACTAGTCTCCATCACTTCTGTAACTAGTCATAAAAATCGCCAGTTCTTTGCAGACTGGCGTAAAAAAATTGGTGAGGAGAAAGCAGACAAGATTACTCGACAAGCAACAAGTCGAGGAACGGATATGCACACGTTGACTGAGCATCATCTTAAAAATCTTGATCTCCCTTCTGTTCAACCTTTGTCAGAGTTTCTGTTTAAAATTGCTAAACCAGATTTAAACAAGATAAATAATATTCACGCACTAGAGAGTTCTCTTTATAGCAAGGTGCTTGGAGTTGCAGGCACTGTAGACTGTATTGCTGAGTTTGACGGCGAGTTGGCAATTATTGATTTTAAAACTTCTAAGAAACCTAAACCGCGAGAGTGGATCGAACACTACTTCGTGCAGTGCATGGCATATGGTTGTATGCTGTACGAACTCACGGGTATATCAGTAAAAAAACTTGTCATCATTATGGCATGTGAGAATGGAGAGTGTGTAGTTTATGAAGAGTATGACAAAACAAAATACATTAAGCTCTTATCAGAGTACATTAGAGAGTTTCTTAACTACAAACTGGAGACCTATGCCCAGTAAAACCGAAGACGAATTTGAAAAGGTACTAGAAAAAAAATTCTTTTGTCCTACTAAGTTTGCCCAAGAGATTGAGGTTTTGGTTAGGGATAATGATGAAATGAATTATATCGATGCTATTATATTCTTCTGTGAACGTAATAGTATTGATTTAGAATCAGTTCCCAAACTTATATCAAAACCATTGAAGGAGAAGATTAAGTACGATGCAATGGAGTTGAACTTCCTTAAGAGAACCTCCAGAGCGAAATTGATCTTTTAATTCAAAAAAAGTCGGAAAATTTATCGCGGGGAAAAAACGTGAATACCCTTTTTGTAAAAATGACTCCCTTTGATGTATATAAAACTTATCTTGGACTAAAAAATCACTTTACAAAGGATAAGTACGACTATCACAAATATTGTGGCAGAACCCGTGCCTCTCTACAATCCTTCTATAAGAGGAAAGACAGGTATTGGTTTGAGAAGATGAGTAGGCAAAAAAACGACCAAGAAGTCGTTAACTTTTTTGTGTCTAATTTTGTTCATTCTACCGATGCTAATTCGATGTGGATTGGCGAATTAATTCGTGAAGGTGAGTCTGTTTATAACTCGTGGAAAAAAAGAAATGAGTCTCTTACCTATGTGTTCAAGGAAGAGACTTGTGATCTTTTTAGTGAATATGGGTTAGAGGAGGTTTTTGACTGTAGTTCTGGTCATCCCCCACTTTTAAAAAAGTTCCTGATCGGTAAAATTAGTATGGAAACCCTGGTAATATACAATAGAATATTCCTCTTCGGGAACAATTTTGATAAGAAACTTGATGATCCCGTTTGGCAGGCGGTTTCCAAGAATATTAAAAAATATGATCCCTTCCTAAATATTGATATATTCAAATATCGCAAAATTGTCAAGGAGTGCGTACTATGAGTTTTTTTGATTCAGAAGTCGTTAGAGCAGAAATCGTTCATATTAACGAACTCCAAGATAAACTGTATAAAAACATGTTTAGTTTTTATCAGATGAATAAAGAAGATAAACTGGATCATGTAGATTTGCTTAAAAATTTGCTTGAGAAGCAGAAGGTCCTTTATACTAGACTTTCCCTATCTGATGATCCAGAAGCAAAGAAGATGAAGGAGAATATCACAAGATCTGCTGCTATGCTTGGCATGTCTCCTGATGTGGACATGAATATCATTTTCAGCAATATGGAAAAATTGATCGAGCACATGAAGGAGCAGGTCGTAGACAAAGAGGGTTGATTAAAACGGGCACTTGCACTATAATAGGTACGTACTCGCCGCAAGTGCCCTAAAGGGTACACACAAGCCGAATACAAACTAATCTGAGGTAATCTAATGTCTTTTGCAAATCTCAAGAAGCAATCTTCTCTTGGTTCACTGACTTCCAAACTTGTTAAAGAAGTCGAGAAGATGAATAACAACTCTAGCGGCGGTGATGATCGTCTCTGGAAACCAGAAATGGACAAAACGGGTAACGGTTATGCCGTGATCCGCTTCCTGCCTGCTCCCGATGGGGAAGATCTTCCCTGGGTCAAAATGTATTCCCATGGATTCCAAGGTCCTGGTGGTTGGTACATCGAGAACTCTCTGACTACCATTGGTCAGAAAGATCCCGTCTCCGAGTACAACCGCACTCTCTGGAACAGCGGCAACGACAAAGATAAAGAGATTGTACGCAAACAAAAGCGCAAACTGTCCTATTACAGCAATATCTACGTTGTAAAGGATCCTGCTAATCCTTCTAATGAAGGTCGTGTCTTCCTCTTCAAATTTGGTAAAAAGATCTTTGATAAGGTCATGGCAGCGATGCAACCTGAGTTTGAAGATGAGACTCCTATCAACCCCTTCGACTTCTGGCAAGGTG